AAAAACTTGTCCGTGCTGTTCGGTCTGTATTGGATCAGACTTACACTGACTTTGAACTGAAGGTCATTGCTGATGGGTGCGATTTGACAATGGAGATAATGAAGCAATTCGCTGATCCAAGAGTTGAGGCGGTGAAGATTCCGAAGGCTCCACTGTGGGACGGCGCACCACGAAACAAAGGGATTGACCTTGCAAAAGGCGAGTTTATTGCTTACCTTGACATTGACGACTTTTGGGGCGAAGATCATTTAAGGAAAATAGTAGAAGGATTGGGTGAGTATGACTGGGTGTTTTTCAATGATCTGATCTTCTCCGGTGGTGAATGGGTTGAGCGCACTTGTGACATACGGAAGTTAGGTATGAACGGAACATCAAACATCTGCCATAAGCGTGAGCTGGGTGCAAGATGGGCACACCGGGGGTATGCTCATGATCATCACTTCAATCAATCACTGATGATGAAGTCACGGAAGTATGGTAAGATTGCAACGCCTGAGTATTTTGTGATGCACATACCCGGCAATTATGATATGTAATATTAAGATAAACATAAAATTCATCTTACAAATATTAACAACGTGACCGTCAAAACAAAAATAATATTAAGTATATGCCAACAGTAGCAGCAATAACAATCACCTATAACCGCCTTGAACTCACCAAGCGAACAATAGAGAGCTTCGAAGAAAAGACCGGAGTTGATTTTCATTTATTCATTGACAACGGATCAACTGACGGAACGCTGGAGTGGTTAAAAGACCGCAATCGGATTGAGTTAGGTAAGAATGAAGGCATAGCAGCAGCCTTTTATTACGGCGTTCAGCAGTTGCAGGACTATGATTATATTCTCAAACTTGACAACGACGTTGAAACCGTCACAGAGGATATCATTGCGAAGATCGTCGAGTTCATTGAAAAGAACGGTCCTCATGCTGTCTCACCACCTGACCTGCTGATTGATCCTAACTTCTATCCCCGGATTCTTTCACGGCGAAAGATAGGAGGACTGAATGTTGAGTATGTTTCGCATACCGGCGGAGCTTTTCAGTTGGCTCCGACGAAGTATGTTACAATGCTGTGCGAGGACTTTGTTCACCTGAAACAGGGTGACTATTCAATCGGTGGCTTTTATCGTCAGCACGACTGCCCTCCGGTTTACCTGAAAGATTATGCAATGAAGCATATCGGATTGAATCAGTCAACACCTGGAAACGTTTATATATTTTGAAGTACGACCTTATCATAGTAGCTGCCTCAAAAGATCGTCACCTGATTGAGATGACGCAGCGGACTATTGATTCATGTTTGGCTGACAATGCAGAGGTAAATGTGATAATGATTGAAACCTTTGCACGGGCGAAATACAGGGGAGTTAATCAAACAATCTTATGGAATAAGCCTTTCAATTACAACGCCTGTTTAAATGAAGGATTAAAATATCGTACCGGCGACGTTCAAATCTTATCCAACAATGACGTGATATTCATGAAAGGCTGGTCAGAGATTGGCGGTATTATGGAGGCAAACGGGATACTTTCAGCCTGTGCCCGGAGCGAGAGCCGTTCACATTATGGTATGCCGAGTGATTACAAGGCTTATAAAGGCTACACGATAGGCACGTTTTTTTGTGGTTGGTGTATCTTTCAGCATAAATCAGTATGGGATAAAATCTATCCTTTAGATACATCGTATGAGTTTTGGTACTCAGACAACGCTCATGCTGAACAACTGAAACGTGCCGGGATAGAACACCATCTTATCTGTGCCGTACAAGTGAATCATATCACGTCGCAGACACTGAATAAAACAGACCGTAAAACAAGATTACAATATACTCGTGCCCCGCAAAAAAGAATACATAAGCGTAATTGAGAAGTTCTACCGCAACTCATTTGAGGATACTGGTATGTTTTTTTGGGTCGAGGGACAGCGGCGACTTGTGCCAGCTGTGACGATTGAAGAAAGCATATTTCTGTATTTTAAGTATCTTTGTATAGAGGACTTCAATATTGAAAGTGCTATCTCGACGTATTCGAGGATGAAAAAAGAACTATATGCGTCTGCCAAAGAGAATTGAAGAACTGATCCGTCGTAAAGATGAATTTCTGACCGCGAGTGAAACGGCTCTTAATGTTCGTTTGCGGAAGATGCAGGGAATGCTACTGTCGAAGATTACCGCTGAAATCATCCCTCAGTTGGATATGAGCAACGGGCGAATCAGAAGCACCCTCAAAAACTTCCGGATACTTTCGTCACTGGATAAAGTCTATAATGACTTTCAGAACGGACAGAGAGTTGCATTTGTTGAAGAAGTCGGAGGCACGTTATCAGGGATAAACTCCCGGACGATTAACTACTTTCAGGTTATGATGGGATTAGAAACCCCTGCTACTTTTAAGGCCGTTGCCGCAAGTGTCTCTAAGAAGATGGGATTGAGGTTAGGCTTAGACGGTGGATCTATCGTTTCCGGAGGATTTTTTGATACACTGATAAAGAACGAATCTTTATTGTTAGAGGTGAAACAGATGACTGCCCAGGCGGTGACGGCTCAGATACCAATGAAAGACTACATCAAAGGTCTGAACACAATAATTAACGGTGACGAAGGGCCCGGAGGTATTGAACGGCAGTTTAACCGCTATGCTCACGACGTTTATCATCAGTATGCCAGTGCCTACTCAACTGCTATGGCCGACGAAACCGGGATGAAGTATTTTATCTACCAGGGCGGGTTAGTTAAAGACAGCCGTGACTTCTGCGTTGCTCATAATAACAAAGTGTTCAAACGTGAAGATGCCGAAAAGTGGAGAACCTGGACCCCGTCGCAGGGCGTTTATCCTGAAGGCTACAAGATTAAGCAGAAAAATCAGGACGAAGTGCCGAGTTATTTGTCGTATCCGGGTTATGATCCTCTGACTGACCGGGGCGGATATAATTGCCGTCACTGGATTTCGTGGTTAGTAGATTCTATTGCTGAAAGAATGTTAAAGGCGCAAAATAATCAGTAAAGGTATTGCATATTAAAAAAATAGTTTATCTTTGAGGTCAGCAAGTGACTCTAAGATGACGCAAAAATCAAAGACATTGAGCCTGAGTAAGCACGAAGCCGCTGCGTCGCGGACTTGCCTTTGTGCTGAAAAGGCTCTTTTGCAAAACAAATCATTATGAAAAATTCAAAATCTGTTGAAGTTCTCGAATTTAATATTCGGGAGGTAAAAATTCCTATCGTCGGTATTTCTCCGCTTATTATTCATGCGTGGAGCGCGAAAGCAATGCGTGAAATCTCCGACAAGCAGGCCGGTAAGGCTAAGAACAAGAAGCACGATATTCGTGTGCCTGAAGATGACTTTGAACAGGCAAAGCACAAATCGCCCGAAGGATGGGATGGTTTCCCCGCCGCAGGCTTCAAGGCCGCAATGATCCGGGGCGCAAAGATGATCGGTATGGTCATGAAAGACACACAAACATCATTCTTTATTAAGGCGGACTGCGAAGAAACACAACTTGTCAGAATTTACGGTGACTGTCGTATGCGTACCGACATGGTACGGGTTGGTATGGGTTCTGCTGACATACGTTACAGGCCGGAATATCCTGAATGGTCTGCTATTCTCACTGTGGAGTTTAACTCCGGGGTTGTTAGTTTGGATCAGATTTACCAACTTGTCAAGGCTGCTGGTTATGGGTGCGGTATTGGCGAGATGCGGCCCGAAAAAACAAAGTTCAATTATGGTCGTTTCAAATTAGCGGAGGAAAAGTAATGAACTACAACTGGAAATTAAAAGGACTGGCAAAAGGGATCAATCCTGAAGATGCCGTAAACGAACTGAATCGCATCCAATCTCTTTACGGGTCTATAACTCCCGAACTTATTGTTCAGGCGGCGGAGGACGAGGGTTCTGTTCTTCATAAATTCTTTGAGTGGGATGACGCAAAGGCGGGGCAATTGTGGAGAATCCAACAGGCTCGAATACTTTTGAATAACATCCAGGTTACGGTTATTTCTGACGGCGAGGCCCGTGAGATTGATGTGTATGAAGTGACAAGTCGGAAGGAGGGATATCAAAGCATTGATACCTTTACTTCGGATAACATTGAATACATTAAGGCCGGAATTGTTCAGCAATTGAATACTCTGAAGAACAAACTGAAACTTTACAAACAATTTGACAAGGTTCTCGAATATGTCAATCAGGCTATTGAAGCTATTGACTGAGGCAGTTCCGGTGGGTAGTGGTACGCTGTGTTAATTTAATGGTAGGCATTGGATTGGTTCGGCAGATATGTTAAGATTTGGTGAGTTAGGATTTGGTAGGATGAGGTGAGTTGAGGTGTGTTAAGGTTTGGCAGTTGAGGCTTGGTAAGCAAAGGTTCGGTGTGGTACGGTGCGGTACGGTGCGGTGAGGTGCGGTGCGGCAAGGTAGGGGCTGTTATGGTGAGTTTTGGCAGATTAGGTGCGGTACGGC